TCTTCCGATCTCTCCCTTAGAACTTGACTTACTCTAACCACTTTTAAAGATGTCGATACAAAAACCTACTATCTCTACAAACGCTCCTATTAGGAATTCGCTTAACCAGCTAATAACTAATGCAAACAAAAATAACCAATCATCTGCACTTTCAGTATCTTTTAAAAATAAAAGTGTTATTTACCCCAAGGACGTCCCAGAGATAAATAACCAACTTACACAAACCCGTGCCCAGAAAAAATTATTTTCAGAAATTAATGTATTCACACCAAATCTAGGTTACATTAACTATCTTTTCGCATATAATTTTAATGAATGTAAAAGTTTAATTAATGCTTGTCATTTTGAGGATTTTTTCACTAGTCTTAAAAATTCATCAGCTAACGACTGGTTTACAGAAAATACTTTGAATAATGCCAGAACAATTTTTAAGCTACTTGATGTTTCAGACCAAATAAATATTGATACAAAGCAAGATAGCATAATAGGTTTTAATCAAATTAACATTCTAATTGATCCAACCACTTTACATGTACTTTATGTTTATCGTAATGGATTGAAAGACATTGCAATTACAAATTTAACTAATAATCAGATTGTTGAGCTATTTAATAGTGTTAAAGATGATATCTCAAATTCAGATCAAGAACCACAAATTGAGAGAATTGAAGTAAATGATGGAGATGATTTGAATACAGCTTGTTACATTGTTAAAACACTTGAGGTTAAATTTTTACTAATTTTATATTATTACAAAATTTTATTCTCCCAAATTGCTGCCACACAGGATGAAATTGAAAAGAGACGTCGTAATGCATTTAAAGAACATCTTGATGATTATGAGTATAGATTAAAATGTGATGGATTATCATCAATTGCTAAAATTGGATTAATTTTGATTGCTAGTACCAAAGATGCCGTCTTACCAAAAATCATACTTCAAGCATCATTACTATTTAAAATGGTATTAAATATGACTAATCTCACTACATTAGTCTTTAACACTAGAATTATAAATAATCTTAAGAATAGCTTTTTTGACACCGAACACAATATTCCTATAATCAAAAGTATTCAAGATAATAATACGTATGGTTGTGAGTATAAAGATCAAATTAATGCCACAAAATTTATCCCACTACCTATCACATTTTCATTCCAGGCTAGGAAACAAAAAGCCACGGACAATAATAATAGTGTTTATTCTGTTGATGAATTTGTAATAGATAACTAATTTAAATTAAGTTATTTGATATAATTACATTAACTATTTACTAATTATGGGTAGAAGATTAGCTGATTATGAACCAATAATCATAGAAATACCTACTGGTAGTTATACTAGATATAGATTTAAACCTATAACTTGCTTAACCTCAAAAACGTTTGCTATTCTATATAAAATAATTCGCTTAATTTTTATTAATTTTAAGAAAATATTTTTGTTATTAACAACATGCTTAATAAATAAATTGCTTTCCTTAGTATTAACATTTATTTTATTATTTTTAATTTATCTTTTAATTAAATACTTTAACATATCGATTACGTTCGAAAAGTTGTTACACGCAGGCTTGTGGATAATTAACATGGATAGGACAATGGAAAAGGATTCAGAATCAATAAAAGAGATTTTTAAGAATGAAACTTCTAAATTAGATTTGTTTTTCAGACATTTGCGAGCGTAATGGGATGTGTTTCTGTATTGACTAGTTGCTTCACTTTTAAAGTGGCCGGGGGCATACAAATGGTCAATACAGAAA